CTGCGCCTTCATATACGCTTTCATCGGTATCTTCTGGAAATTGTAAAGTTGCCCCATCAGGCATTTTTAAATTAATCATTATATACGCTCACCTTTTGCGTTATATGTAATGGTAACAGGTGAATAATAAGTAGTTTGGCTTTTGTCTCTATTTGGTCCATGAACGATATCGAGATACTGAGTTTCTAGCTTGGTAAGCTCAGTAAAGAATGCTTCTCTACTTTGAGCTTGATCTAAGTTTACCAAAGAGGCTTGAAGGGCCTGTAACTCTATATTAGAAACTTGACCCAATGCACCGCCAGTTTGACTAGCCGCTCTCATTGCTTGTAACTTATCAAATCCTAAATTAGCTTTCAGTGTTAAAACTCTTTTAGCCATATCCGCTGCTTTAGAACCTGCAACATTTGACAGTAATGAACCAACAAACCCTGTTGTAGGTAATAGAGATTCATCATCATACTTTCTAATATCACCAATAGCAGATAAGATTGTCCTTCCAGTTCGCATTGCAGCTTCATGACTTAACCTTATTTTTTCAGCATCATATTGACCACCTGAAGCCATATATTTTTGATATTCTTCTGTACCCGCAGTTAGTCCACCTGCTATAGCTTTTTGATGCAGTGTTTTAAACGCATCAGTTTGAGTTCCTGTACCAGTTAATGAAGCTAAAGCGTCAGCAGGTGTCATAAAACCTTCTCTGATAGCATCAGCGTATCCTTTATTTCCTAATGTATTTTCAACGTAATCAGCAGTGCGATTTAGTTCTGCCCTTCCCTTACGAAGAAGTATATTATTCCCCGCTCGTTTTATTACTGCTTCATTAGGATTTACACTCATTCCTTGAAGATGCTGTACCAATTTATCACTAAAATCTGGATTTTGAAAGACGTTTTTAAGGCCATCAAGCATACCTTTAGACTGAGGTTCTGGTGGAGCAGTACGCTCTATATCTTGACCTAAGCCCTCTAAGTTAGCTACGTTTAAACGCCCAAAACCTTCATTAGAAAGACTATTAGCAACTGGTGGAGCAACCTCTGTAGCAGTTTCTTGTGGAGCGACCTCTTGTGGAGCAGCCTCTTGTAAAACCTCTGGTGGCACAGTATCCTCCTGCATTGCTTTTTGTATAGGGTCTACAGGTGGTCCATTTAAAACGTCAGGCTCAAGATATTCCTTATAAAATTCTGCGGTGCTTTGCGGAAGAATTGAATCTATGTCGGGCAAAGAGTAGTTGTCCTTAAAATACGTTCCTACATCATTTAGGCCAGATTTAATGTTGCTCAGTAAACCTTTACTGTTTTCTGGACCAAAACCTTTTACTGTTTGACCATCTACAACGGAAGATGCTGTTTCAACATTATGATACCGTCTTTGTATGTCGTTTATTTGTTCCATTGTAGAAGCAGTTGCTAACTCAGCCTGTAGTGACTCCATAGCTCTTTGTTTTTCAGGGCTTTGATTTCTAAAGTTTCCTAAAAAATCTGTGTATTGATCAAGCAGTTGATTTGTTCTTTGTTTCTCTACATCCAACATATTACTTGGACCTAAAGCTTTATTTAAAGTAGATTGTGCGCCTCTACCAAATGGAGTTCCCCGCTTTAAAACTGGTGTTTGAGAAGCATCAAATTGTTGTCTATATTTTAGTTGCTGTTCTTCTTCTTTCAACTTATTATTATAAAGTTGATTTTCTGTTAACATTTTTTCAAATATATTTTGTGCCATTAAATTATTCCTAAATCTGCTGCCATTGAAATATATTTAAACAATCCTGCATCTTCTGTGCCTGTAACACTTTTTTGCCCTAAACTAGAATTACTTAAATAGTCGCCAAATGATGCTTGCGCCATTTGTGGAGAATTAATATAACCTTGATATTGCTGACTCGCTGAATCTATTAGAGCTTGGTTCATTATTTGCTGTTGTAAACCTTGCTTCGCCTGATCGCTTTGAATATTACGGCCAAAATCGTAACCTGTAGTAGCTAAATTACCAAGTTGATTTGCTTGATTAATTTGATCAATATTACCTTGGTATCCAAATTTTACATCTTGAGCAGCACTATTTAATGCTTGATTATAGCCGCCTAAACGTAATTGCGCTGCTGTATCAGCGGCTTGTCTACCAAAGCCAAGATTAGTTTCTGCTTCTGCAATACCGTGCCGACTACCACCAAATGCATTTGCAGCACTTGCACTTGCACCCATTTGGTTTTGCTGCATTTGCCTAGTACGCTCCAAGTCATTCATAGTGTTATTGACAACTTGAGTTTCATAAGGATTTGTGTATTGACTTAAATCAGTATTAGCAATAGAACCAGTATAAAGAGGCTTACCTGCTGCGTCTAATGCGCTACCGTAAGCACCTGCGGATTGATTAAACACGTTTGGACCTTGTGCGCCAGTAGCGACTGGTGCTGTTGTATTTTGAGGGTTTCCTGCATTAGCCATTGTATTTTCCTTTTAGTTTCTTGTTTGTCTGAAACTACCATTTATTAAATTATATTTATTGCGATCCATTGTTGGTTTAATGTATTTATCAACGGCTGCTGCACCCCTTTGGTTTAAACCTACTATATAGTTTGATTTACTACCGTCAGGATTAAAATGTTTTGGATTATCAAGATAATATTGAGCCATTTGAGCCTTGCCCCAAGGTGTATTATAAAGGTTTGATATCTGTTCTTCTGCATAAGAACGATCACCCTCTTCAATATCACTTAAATTTGCTTGAAATGGATTATCAGGTGGACGTAATTCATCTAAATAAGTAGAGTAATCACCAAAGCCTTGAGACATTTCTGTCTTGTAATCGTTTAAACCACTTTCTTGAGAATATTCAGCTAACTGCTCACGCCTTTTATCCGTTTCATTACCAAAACCCATAACATCTCTTGCAAAAGGCTTTACAATATAATCACCAAAAGGTTTAACTGCCGCTACGGCTGCACCCATTGGCATTATAGTGTTTGTCAGTTGTGTCATTGTAGGTAAAGCTCCAAGCCCACCTAACATACCTGTACCACCGCCAGTACCTAAACCTCCAGTAGCAATGCTAGGTGCAGGAATAGGAGGAATTGCAGATGGAGGAATTGCAGATGGAGGAATTGCAGGTGTTACAGGTGTAGGAATTGCAGGTGTTACAGTTGTAGTCCCAAAATCCGCAGGGAGATTAGATGTTAATTTTCCAGTTGTGCCTTGAAGCCCTCCCAAAGATCCGTATGTTGGGGGTGCAGCACCATAACCTCCAAATGCCGCTGTATTAGCCGCATTAGCCGCAGCACCACCGCCACCAAAACTTACACCATAGCCCGCAGGGGCTGCAAACTGTGCGCCCGCATTAATTGCGTTAGGAGCAATAGTGTTTAGTGTTGGTAAATTTAATGCTGTATTAGCTATATTAGCCGTATTAGCCGCAGCAGCACCACCACCAAAACCTGCCATACCACCTAATTTTTTAACACCACCTACAATAGCATCGCCAACCTTACTTTCCCCGCCAAGTAAAGATTTTGCAGTTCCTAATCCTGCTATTGCGGCAATTGTTTTTAAAGCTTCATTACCACCAGAACCTAAAGCCCCACCTGTGGCGTATCCACCACCAGAACCTAAAGCCCCACCTGTGTTGTATCCACCACCAAACCCCAAAGACCCGCCTGTGGCAGACCCGCCTTTAAAGTAATTCTCTATTTGATTATATTTATCTGGGTTGTTTGCTTGAAGATTGGAAACCATTTCTTGAAAAGCAGGAGCAGAACTGTAAGCATTTATTCCACCCGCAAATTGCATAGGATCTGGCATACCAGAACCACCTGTAACATTACCACCTGCCATACCAAAGGCGTTAGCATTTTGTGAAAGATTATTTATTGATGCAAGTTGTAACGGTGTTAGTGCTGCAACATCAGGGCCGTATTTTGGAACATAACCAATATTAGCCGCATCAGCACCTCTATTTAAGTTATATCTAGAAGCGTCTTCTAAATATTGTGGAACTGCTGTTGTCGAAGTCTCTGATCCACTTGCTGAAGAACCCATCTATATATCCTTTATCATAGTAACGGCCTGAAGTGACCATTTATCTTTACCTAAAACACGTTGCCAACCTTTACGACCACTCATTGTCAATTCTGTGCAACCTTGCTCTTTACCCCAATATGTAGCATTCTCAATCATACTAAGTAATTCTGTCATATCTCCACCTGCAAGAAATACATGTAATATTTTCTTACGAGGATAGCACAAAATCTCTGTTACTGCACTACTTTTCTCTGAAGACCATAATTGCATTTTTGATGTTTTTAATGCTTCTACAATATCTTTCCAGTTGTGAGTTTTATTTGAATACTCTAACGCACCTTCCAACCACGGTCTTACTCTGTCTAGCTCAGTCACGCACTAATCCTTGTAATCGCCAGTGTTGTTGACGGTGTGGCAGGGGCAAAGGCAGTAGCCGCAAATGCGTTTAAACTTCCGCTTGTGTTGCTACTTGCACAGGCAACTTCAAGGTAGTCATTTGCATTCACTGTAAATATAGAAGACCTCGAAACAACAATAGTTTCACTATTGCCATGAAGGTTAGCTTTTATTGTACTTCCTGCGGAAACAACATTATTAATTTTAGGCCAGAAGTAAAAATGCACTGTCGATCCACTTGTGCTATATATTTGTGCGGTAAACGCTACTAAATACTGACCGCCCTCTTCAAATACAATTCTACTTGTTGGCGTTCCTCTTGTAATACCACTGCTATATGTGGGGGCATCAAAAGTAATAACTTGTTCGGTATCTGCACTGGCAAATGCTACACTCGCTGCACTAGAAAACGCTGCATATCCATCAGCTAAAATAATTTGTCTAAATTCGTTATCCTTGGATACTACAGGATAACCATTTAACTCATCCCATAAGATAACACCATTTTCAGATGGATTGTCAGTTGATTTCTTCCACTGAAGTTTAGGTAGAGAGCTTTTTAAGTAAGCTACAAGCTGCCGACCCCAAACTTTCCAATCATTTCCAACAGGCGGTAAATTTGGGCTACTCATCTTTTGCCTCTTGTTGTCGCATCAATACGCATTGTACCTGCTCTCCAGTCAGCAAACGCTGCACCAGTAATTCTCATTCTTATCTGCCTACCTGTAAAACGTACATCAGTAGGATTAGACATACTATAAGGGCCGTAAGATCGTTCAGTGTCATTTGGATAAAATCTTGTCTTAAATGTTGCCTGTACTTGACCTTGAGTAACCTCATCAGGAATTAATCTTTTTACTGACATTATCTGATCTCCAGTGCCAATACTAATTGGTGCTGACTCAGCAAATACAGTTAAATCACTGTAATTGTAACCTTGCTCATGATTATAAAGATCGCCACCGACATCGACCATCATTGGGTTTCTAAAGACACCGCTATCCATGCCTGTCGTGCGTGGAATAGCACCAATAATCCAATGATTTTCACGGTAATCATAGGCAACATACTTATCAATTTCTGTACTAGAACTAGACGGAAAGAAGAACCAAACTTCACCGTGCTGAGAGACGTTCATAGCCCAAGCCAACGAAACCTGTGCTTGGTTAATATTACTGAAGACATAATCATAAACTTCACACGGCACTTCTCGTACTGAAGAACCATCATATAGGAAGAAATTTTTCTTTCCCATCCAGAAAACACCAACATCTGTGGCGGCTACTGCCATACGCCCTACTAATCCACACGCACTACCTACACGCTCAAAACTATGAACAAAAGGCGGCCCGACATAAGTGCTTGAGTGGGCATCGGTGTCGGTTAGTATAAGTGACTGACCTCTAGTTCTAACACCTGCCATAATTTGACCGTTTGTTTGCAACTCAATATCACCTGCCTCATTAGTAGCGGCAGCAGCCCATAGAGTATTGTCTTCCCTGTCACACCACTGCACTTTACGAGAATTACCTCCTGCACCTAATGCAAAAAGAAACCTCTCCTCAGTAACGAGAAGGCTTAAATTATCTACAGGTGAATTGGCTATTTGTACGGCCTTATTAGCCGTGTTTAGTTGCCACTCATATAACTTACCGTCTGCCACAGAACAGGCTACTAGATACTCACCCCAGTTATCCAGTGACCACGTTGTAGCTTCAGAGTAAGTACCGTTGTCGGGTCTTACAGTGCCATAATAATCAGTGCCATAAAAGTTGCCGCCATAACCTGCATTATAATCAGCAATTACATTACCTGATACAAGACCTACAGGTGTAATGTCAGTGGTAACTCCACCTGCTGACGTAAAGTATAACGTGTCGTGCGTCCCAGTAGATATTCGTCTTGCTTCGGATAAATCTTCCCAAGTGTGCATTGAACGAGCAACGCCAGAATATGCAGAGCTAATTCTAATTTGCCAACCGCCAATAGGACGCAGACTACCTTCATGAAATCGAACTAGGTTTCCGTCAAGCCAACGACCTGCACATTCGTAGTCAGTACCGTTCTTTTTAAAACCCATCGGGATTTGTAATGGTAGAAACGCCATACGAACTTCCTAATTAAATGTAGTAAACCCAAATACATAAAGCCAAACCGCAATCCATACAAGAATAGTTTGCCTACGGTCATGCTTGCTCCATTTATTAATTTGGAAGCTACCTAGCTCACCTAAATGTATGTAACTGCGATGCTCTTTGCCTAAGTAAAATGCAGAGATAAACGTGGCGGTGAAGGGAAGGAGTGCAGGGATGATTGAACAAACAACCATAACACCCAAGCCAATAACCATGTGATTAAAATCACCTAGCCCGTTTATAAACTTCTCTATATATTTTAGCATTGTTTATCCTATGCTTCTGCTTCTGCTTCTGTTTCTGCCACTACTTCTGGCTCAACAATTACATGACCTTCATCATCTGTCCATTCAGTATCTAGCATATGAGCATCTTTACGTTCACCACGAACTTCCCAATAAACTTTGTCTGTGCTTGTTGCATCTTGGCAATTTATTGTAATGACGTTATTGACAACAGAACATTTTACAGGGCTATAGCCGCTTTCATTTGAGCTTGAGTGTGTAAGCAATGTATTCAATGCTTCAAATGTTCCCTCTGTCATTCCTGAGTGAGTATCAATATTAACACTTGCTTCACCATCAACCAGAGTAGCCATACCTGAGTATAGGTTTTCAGCTCTTGGGCTTTCAACAAATGAATGTACAAGGTTGTGTGTCTCGTTCAACTCAGGGAGAGGATGTGGTATTTTAAAAGACCCAGAGGCTTTAGAAATAGCTCCTGCGAAGGTGGCGGCTGTAGCATTTAGTGTAAACTCAGCCACACCCCCTACAATATGCGACCACAGGTTAGTACTGTGGTTATAAGCTATCATTGCACCATTGTTGCTATCTGGGTCAGCCATTGAAATATACGCGACACCATTGTTTGCAGTACCGATAGTTAGTCCTGCCGCTGAATTGGCACTTGTGATAGCTATGTCATCTATAGAGCCGTTAGGTGTAATTGTTCCATCACCGACTGAAACATTTCCTGTAAAGGTGGCGTTTTGTGAACTGTCAAGTGTAAGTGCTGTGCTTGAGGCGTTGTCGTCTATGCCTGTGGAGGTGAAGGTTGTTACTGTAGCTGCGGCTGCAGTTGTCGCACCAATCACTACATTATCAATTGTCCCAGAGTTAATATCTATGCCAGTGACAGGAGTAGTTCCATCAAGCACATCATCAAGGGCATCCAAATCTGAATTAAGTTTTGTACCCCAAGTATCCTCAGATGCACCGACTTCTGGTTTTACAAAACCATATGTTGTTGTAGTTGTATCAGCCATTTAAGCTACTTCCTTCCAGTCTTCTGACGTATTATTTACGCCTGTCCATGTGGTGTCATTTGAGCTTGCGCTACCCCACGTTGTTGAATTATCGTTAGCGTTTGACCACGAGGTGTCATCATCGCTTTGCTCAGTCCATGTCTCAGGCGTTACAGGCTCATCATTCCACTTAAAGTCTGCACTTACAGATGTAACACAATTTAGGGCAATTGTCACACTATTATGAGTAATACGATTTACTGTAGCTGCAAATTCTGAGCTTATGGCAATTGTTGAGGAACTCTCAAATATTACCGATGAACTTGCAGTTGCGGTAGATACACAATTTATAGTGGCTTCAGCGGCTCTTAGACGCTCACCTGATGCGGTAAACGCACTTTGTGCTGCTATCGTAGACGAAGCACTCTTTGTTGTCCCTGCTGAGGCTGTAACGCTCGCTACTGCATTTATAGTGCTTGCGGCATTGTGTATGCGAATACCTGATGAGGTAAATGCTGACGTAACAGATATTGTAGATGCGGCATCTTTAACGATAAACCCTGCAACGGTAGCACCTGACGTTACAGATGATGTGGCTGCTACCTGACGAATAACATTTGCAGTAGATACAGCAGAACCTACAGTGATAATCGTTGCAGCAGCGGCAAGGATTGATCCATCCAAGCCGTAGCTGTAGTCACTGTAGTTTGTTAATCCATAGCCGCCACGGTATATAGGCATATTAGTCCAATGTTACGTCTAAGTCACCCGCAGGAATACGCAATATATCACCTGTCTCAATAGTTTTATTTGCCGATAGGTTTGCGTATGCAATCAAATTGCCACCTGTAGAGGCATCAAAAACACCAACAGCCACGACTGTTCCAAAGGTTGCTGTAGCAGTAGCATACTCGATAGCACTTGCGTTGGTCGCTGTGTTACCCGATACCGTAAAAGTTACGGCTTCTCGTGCATACGCAGTACCAGACGTACTAACTTCAGTACCACCACCAGTATCACTAGGGGCTACAGTATATAGGGCTAAGTGCCATTCAGTTGGGCGTGTTGGTGAACCTGTTGTAAAAACCCACTGTAAGGTGCGAGTTTCGAAATCATTTGTAAAAGACATTAGTAGCTCCTAATCTTCATTTTAAGGCCAGTGCCGCTAAATCTAGCATGGTCACTGCTGATGTTAATATTATCTCTAGAGGATGCACTAAGAGCAGCCCATGTAGTCGTTCGCTGATCTTCATCTAAGTATGGTGCGCTATGCATTAATGCCGTATATAGATATGCGTCAGGGTAGTAAGTTAGTAACCAGTTTGTAGTGTTGCTGTCTGACAAGGCTTCTATAGACTTATAGTACAATAGGTCAGCAGTGTAGTCACCGTCTGGAGCAGGAAGCACTTCAAACTCACCGCCAGACATTGAATAGAACTCAGGCGTATTCACGGTATCATGGCTAGCACCTCTGCGATCAGCCATTTCTGCTTGACTTATCAAGGCAAGGCGTTGTGTACCTTCTGAGGTAGATATATTGAAACGTACTGTCTCTAGCCAGTCAGCAGGAATACCTGAGTATTGTGTATCAATAGTAGCCTCTGATCTGCCTTCCATACGCCAATGACGTATAGTTCTATTGAAATCAGCCTCAGCCAGTGCAATAAAAGTAGGTATAACTGCTGTCAGGTCCTCACGGTTCAGAAAGTCAGCTATAGCCGTTTTAAGTTCAGTATATGTTGTAATCGCCATTTACTTTTTCCTTGCAGTCTTAGCTGACTTCTTAAACGCCTTTGCGGTTGGCGCACCCTTTGAACCTACCTTACGCATTCGTTCGTTGCTACCACCTTTTATTCTTTTGCGTTTAGCTTGGATATTTGAATACAAACCTTTTGGCATTTAATTCACCTTTTTTTTAAAATCCGATAATAACACAAAATTAGCGCATCTACTACCACTTAACTTTATTTGACCAGTAGGCTGCTGACATCTTGCCCTTAGCGATATTCTTGCCATGTCTCGCCTTGAATGACTTCGCCCTTGAGGTCATAGTCTTGTCGCCTGTCTTACCCTGCTGACCGAAGCGTATTGTCTTGATCTGGTCACCTGACTTAGCCACCACGACATGCGACTTAGTCTTGTGGCTTGGCGTGCGCTTGGGCTTGTTATAGCCTGACACACCTGCTCTTTTTAGTCTACTGTCTTTAGTTGACATTAGTTTAGTAACCCTAAGTTTTTACGTTGTAATGGCGTAAGCTGCTCTATTTCTTTTGTAACACTTCGTATGCCAGTGGGCTGACGTGATCCACTATCACCTCGTAGCTGCCCACTATCTCCTCGTCCGTTATCTGGTCCAGAGGCTTTTCGTCCAGAAGACTCCCTAGAGACTTGTCCAACATCACCGCTTGCCTTCGGGATAAACCCTCTACTTGGTTCTGACCTAAAACCTTCAAAATCCTCGTCGAAAACTCTTTTACTAGCATTTCTTCGTTGTTCATTTGTTCCACTCCATTTCATTAGTGTTACATCAGGAAAGCCTTCACTCTCTGTCCATCCTTCGGAACGCCATTGACGTAACAAGTCATCATAAGCATCTTTGCCACGTTCCGCAACATAATATTCTTTATCAAATGGTATCCGTTTTATTTCTTTAAACCCATAATCTTTATAGATTTTAGGCAAGAAACCATCAGGAAATTTTTTACTAGGCACAGCAAATGCGTTTAATACCGTTGCTCCATCTTCTATAGCCTTGCCTAAAACAGCGGGTGAGGCTACACCTTTAGCACCCATCTCATTACTAATAACACCTACGAGGTCAATTTCGTTTTTTCCTAGTTCTGGGATGGCATTTCCATTATTCATCCATGTATAGTCTGGGTTTTTTTGTAACCCAAAATATATATCACTGTTGCCAAGTTGCTGCACCTTAAAATCCTTTGATTTTAAATCGGAGGCTTTGTAAGGTTCTAATGACGGTAATGATGGATTTCTTTCTATTGCCTTTTGATAGTCAGTGTGGCCTACACCTCCCATGTTTTTTGGGGTTAAAGATGATTTCCAATTATTATTTAACGCTTGCTCTATTAATTGTGCTTGTCTTGGTTGAGTAATATTATCGTATTGTAGGGCCTCATACATATTTTGTGCGCCCTCTCTTGTTATTTTTTGTATTGGCAATGCTTTACCAAAAGAGTATTGCATTGCATTTGGGCTTAATAGTCCTTGTTTATCTAGCATTGTTGGACGTGCGCTATATTCTTTTTCAAAATCAGTAAACAACAACCCTCTGGACAGTGGGTTTTTAAATCTACCCACAACATCGCCAAATACTCCATAGTTGTAGGCCATATGATCAAGACCTTCCATCTCTCTAAGGTCCACTGCCTTGCGTTTTTTATCTAGCTCTAAAAGTAATAAAGTATCATTAAGATTAGTCCCCGCAAATTCTTTTTCTATTGTTTCATCTAAAACTTTTTGCATACTAGGAAAGCCTTCAATATTACTTGACCGCAATTGGTTTGAAATAGCTGCCCGCTGTCGGAAAGTTAGACCTCTCATATATACAGGGAACTGATCGTGATCAAACCCTATAAAGTTTTCTAATGCTTTCAGTTCTTTATTTGTTGTTTTTTTACCGAAATCTCTTATCTTTTGATTAACAGGTGCTATCTGTTCAGGTTGCAACCTACCTGTTTTGATATATGCCTCTAAAGTTCCAAGATAAGCATCATTCGTTGCTGCATTAGATTTGTGGGTGTCGGGGGACATAGCAGCTACTGCCAAAAAGTCACTGTCCTTGTTTAACTTAGTGCTACTCACTGATTGGCTATCATTTAACCAAGCTATTCCCGCATCTTGAAATTTTTTCTGTAAAGGGAATAAAGGGCCACCACCTAAAGGGGTTTTTCTAGTTGTCCCTGCTGCATCAATGCCTTGGTAAAATCTTCCTGCTGCCATTCGATCTGCAAGGGTAGGGTGTATCTTTGCTCCGATCAAATCACGAGGATCAATTATCGGTACATCCTTATAACGAGTAACAGGCCCAGAGGGTGTATCAGGACCTGAAGGGCCTTTAACACTAGGCAATACCTTCTTGGTTTTACTGAAGGGGAATAGCTCACTGGCAAGGATACCCCCTGCTACTGTCGCACTGGCTAGGTAATCGTTAGCTCTATCCCTAGCGTCACTAAAAGCGTTTAAACGTACTTCAGGCATAACACTTCCACTACTATCATAACCCTCTCTATATGAGTTTATAGCACCTAGCACACCGTCCTTAATAGCAACACCGTAGGGCTTTAAACCTTCATAGTACCCCACCGCTGTATCCACTGGGGATCTCACTGCGCTATTGATGCCCTGACCTATCTGATATGGTAAGTCCTGAGTTATATCCTGAATAATGCTATCAGGAGACTGAAGATAGCCACCACGGCCCTTAGAGGGTGCGCCAGTGTCCAGAATAGGTTTGCTTGCATAATAGTCCCCCAGAAGACTTTTGGCCTTTCTTGAGGCATCTATGGCCTGTCTCGCCATCTTTTGAGAGTAAGACCGCCTGTCTAGTAGATTGTTGGTCAATAGCATTGCTATTTGTCCTTAGGGCTAGTCGTGTCAATAATCACTCGCTCAATTAAGTTTGGAGACATTGAGCCGTCACTTGAGGTGTGATCCATCGCTGCCGTTTCTCGCCACTTCATTTGGGTCTTCATCCAGAACATTGCTGCCCTTGAACATTCAGCATGATTTGCTCCGTCGTTTAAAGCCTGACCACTGGCCAAGCCATAAAGAAAGTTGCCGACAACCATCCCTTTATGCATTAAAGCTGTCTTAAGCTCCTCTGAGTAGTGCTTACGCAATGATTTGTCATTTATACCAATATGATTGGCAATCGCTTCCTGAGTAACTCCGAACGATGCGAGCGAACGAACAACCTCTCTTGTCGTTTCATCAGCGATATGTTTCTTGCCTTGTGCCATGAATTTATCCTTTATAATCGGTAAACAGTCTAGCACAAAACATCACAAAATAAAAAAACTTTGTTAAATTGCAAAAAAAGGCTTGCGTTATTAAATATACCTCTTTATATTAATTTATAAGCTGTTTAAACGCAGTTGTTGGCATGATGCCTTAATCAAACGGAGAAAATAAGATGAATACATATTTAGAAACAAAACTTACAGAGATTAAAACTAAAATTGTAGCGTTAGAGGAAGCAATTAAGAACTCACCTTATACAATAGAAGACGCTGAAGTCGCCAGTTCACTTAGTAGTAACTTTTACAACAACCCAGAAGATTACGACTTTGCTGATCATGATGAGTTTTTTGATAGTGTCGCACCCATGCAATTGTTATGTGACATTGCTACGCTGCAAGGCTTCCAGAAAACATTAACAGAGCGGCTCATGTATTGCCCTGCTAAGTATGTAGTCACAAATCACAAAGGCGGTCTTATAAGTCCTGCGGGATTTGGTCGAGGTGACCGTGTTTACGTTCAGGAAGGTTTAGCCATCCATGTTGATGATCTTAAAGATGTGCCATCATGCAACCAACCTTTGTACGCACACGAAGTACAATCATTACCTTGTTGATTTTAACGAGGGGCTAGGGATATGAGACCTAGCCTCTTATTAAGACCAACCAACCAACCAACTAGGAGAACTAAATTGACATTACTACAACAAATCGCTGAAGCTAAGACCATCGCCAGAGACGCAACTGACAAACTAGGCCGTAAATATGGCTTTCCAGTTACCGTCTCTGAAGGTTGGACTATTGCCACAGCAGATGATAATGAGCGTCTATGTTATGCGGGCGGTCCGATCACTTTAAAATATATAAAAAGTGTAATCGCAAACTATTCTGCTAGCACTGAATTTTTTATTGAAGGGAATTATAGGGCTGTGAGTTGCGTAAATCCTGAATACTGGGCAGATGAAGATCAAGAAGAAGTTCGTGATTATTGGTCTATTAATTTTACTGCTGAGATGCTTTCAAAGCCAATCAAAAAAACAATCAAAAAAACTGGAGAACTACCAATGACTATCAAAGTGAAAAATAGCCAAGACTACCTTAACAGAGCAGCGCACATCATCCTTGAGCAAATCATCAAGCCAGTGGCTAACCCTGCGGTGTTTAAACAGCCTAAGCTTCAGATAACTTCAAGCTTCGCATACCGCAGCAAGAAAGCAATCGGTCAGTGTTTTGCAAAAGAAGCATCCGACAGCAAAGAAGTCAACCTGATCACTATCAACCCATCATACAACAGCAAATGCACTTTAGATGTGTTGGAGATTGTGCATCATGAATTGATCCATGCCTCAGACAACTGTGCCTCAGGACACCGTGGTTACTTTAGAGCTACAGCGATTGCCTCAGGTCTTACTGGCAAGATGACAGCGACTATAGCGACACCTGAGCTTAAAGACCGCTACATCGAACTCATTGTTCGCAAGATAGGTACATTCCCTTGGGACGGCATAAACACCGAAGATTTCGGCAAGAAGAAACAGACCGTCAGGAACTGCAAGGTTAGCTGTTTTTCACCTGAGTGTGATTTTAGTTTCAGGACTAGCAGAAAGAATGTTGATCAAATTGTGAACAATGTTTGTCCTGCATGTACTAGCTCATACTTAGTTGATCAGGACGGTGAAGCTGTCGGTCAAGCACAATCTATAGCAGCGTGATCTTAACGGGCCTCAGGGGTGTCTCTGAGGCTCATTAAGACCACTACCAACTACCAACCTTAACATGGAGAACTAAAATGACTGATAAAGAAATGTTACAACTAGTGCAAAGCTTAAAAAACCTTGAAGAATATCGCAAAAAGCAAATTGCAATTTTGTTAATGCACGACACACTAAACAATTTTGCAAGTGAAGAATTAGCGGGCTTTGCTGTTGGTTTAACTGAAAATAGTTAGAAGCTGTATTAAAAATTAATACCGTCAAATAAAAAACCGCACCTCAAACTGCGGAGAACAATCAACAGAGGTGCGGTTTAAGGCTGAGAGAAAACAAATAACCAAAAAAATCTCAGCCAAATTATTATACTTGTTTTTTACTTCGCTTCAACAAGTTTCTTACTTTTACTTTCATAACCCAATTTTATATATCCAGTATGGCCCATCGGCCCATGCCTCTTGATTTTAGAAACAATCAATTCGCTTTCGCTGCCTGTCGTGTCTTCACGCCATAAGACAAGGCCATAATCAGCTTTGTTGGACCAATTCGCAGAACCACTAATAGAATACAGAGTTGGGGTGGTA